TACCGCACCTGCTGCAGTGTCAGGTCCACCACTTGGATTTTGGGGGGTATTAGTTGAACCGGGAGCCTCAACTGCCTGACCAGCAGGTGCACTGTAGCCCCCAGCAGGGTCTGGTCCCGTTTTACCACCCATAGCACCCGGACTCATGGGGCTAGATGTAGATCCAAATTTAGAAGCACTTACGGCAGCTTCTGCCTTTGCCTTCATTTCGTCTGCAAATTTACCAGCAATAATTTCCCCCCTATGAACAACAGCCCCATATTGTCCTATATTAACATGTGTATTAGGACCAACTGCTACGGCTCCCGGTGCTACATTACCTCTGGATATTTCATCCTGCAAATCTGCTATATCTTTTGGAGATGCCCCAGTAACTTGAGTTAAAGAAACAGCAGGAATATCGTAATCTCGATTTATATCTATTGCTCTAGTCATTTGATTTCTATTAAAATCGTTTTCTAATTGTGCGTATGCTTCAGGATTAGACTTTCTTAGATTTGCAATTCTTTCAACAGTAGCCCTATTCATAGTTCCAATACCGATTTCAAGATCATTAACACCTAAAGCTCTTTGTGCTATATTTGAAACCATAGATATAGGACTTCCAAATTGTCCTTTCATCACTGCTGTTCCTACATCGGCAAAACCAAATACTGCATCTGCTATGGTCGGATTAGCTAATGACCAATCACCATAGTCAGCCCTTTCTTGTGGAGTCATTTCATCTACTGATTTTTCTGTACCAGCATTACCTCGTTGCTCACCGCCAGCAGCTTCCTGTGGTGTCATAGTACCATCTGAATTAATGTTTGTATTAATAGGATCACCCGGTGTAGTCTCATCATATTGATCATCTGCTAGTACAGATGTTGTTCCTACTCTTGTACTAGATGTAGGATTAGCTTGAGCTAGAGTTGGTTTAGGTACAAAGCCTTTAGGTAGTGGTGGAAAGAACTTACCTGCAATTTTAGTAACCATCATTTCCTGTCCTGTAGCTGGATTATGATACCGTGTAGGTGGTTGATACCCATCACCCCCACTTACTAACTCTTCACCTCTCCCAACACCTCCATTAGCATATGTTGGTACACCACCTTTACTCATTTCATTCTCAGGTCCACCACTAACAATAATTAAATCTTCCATACCAAATGGTACATCATCATCTATTGTAGCTTCATCAGAGTTACCCATCTGACCCATCTCTTCCATACGAGATAGACCCTTCTTAGCTTTGTCACGTATCATCATTAGTTTTTCTAAACCAATAAAGCGTACAACGTCAGCAGGAAATACAAACTCACCCGGACTTAGCTTTGCATCTATGTCATCTCGTACCTCTTCTTTGAGTGAGCCTGAAGGTACATCATTACCAGACACAGGATCGGTAGTATTACCCTGATCCTTTAAGCCACCATCCTGAAACATTTCCATTTGACTATTATACATTTATATGTTCCCTTAGTTGTTTAAGTTTCTGATACGCACTGATTGATCCTTGCGCTCTGTGCATTGTAACCATATCGGTAGATTGTTCTAACGTCTTTCTTTCACTCTCAATCATAGAGTCTAGATAACTACTGAATAGTACCCACTGGTGGCTGTTGCTGACTAGGGGTCGGAGCTTCTGGAGCAGCTCCTTGCGGTGACCCACTAAACCCTTGTTCTCCGGGTACTGGTGCTTGTCCTGTTCCAATTGTTCCTCCTCCTGCTCCTGATGTGTCCATTGGATTAGCTCCTGCTGGTGGCTGTGCTGCACCTGCTGGTGGTTGATCAGGTTGTAGACCTTTCATAATCTCAGCTTGTATAGCTGCCTCATCCATATTGTTTGTGACCTTATCTGGATCAAGGTCAAGAGACTTTGCAATCTCACGTATAATATAATTGAATTTTGCAAAAGGTGCAAGTGCTGGATTGGATGTAACACCTAAAAACTGCATTAATCTTTGACTACGTACTTCATTTGCCATTAAGCTTTCTGTGCCACGTGCAGATACTTCAAGATCACCTTTAATGTCAGGATCAAAATCAAACTGCATATTAAACTGAAACAGTCCTTCGCCTAATGGCCTAAGTAAATAATCATCTACGTTTTTAATAACTGTTTTAATACCACCTGCTGCTGCACCCATCAACATAGATATACCTGATGCAGTTCTACCTACACCAGACACACCTGTTTGACCATGAGCAAACGATGGAAAGCCTGTACTTTCATCTGATAGCTGTCTAGCTTTATCAAACATCATCATGTTCTCACTAGATACGTTAGGATACTTTGTACCAAATAGTGCTTGTCCCGGTGCACCACCCTGTCTTCTAAATACTTTACCGGGATACACTGTTAAGTCCTGCCCCGGTACTAGGTTTGTTTCATCTACCTCAATGAGTAAGTTACCCGACAGCACAGCATTATCAACTGCCATACGCATGAAACCATTCATTAGAGTTTGGGTATCGTCCATGTTCTCTGCAATACCTACACCAAAGAAACTGTATGGGTTAAGTTCATAGGGTGCTGCCATGTAAGGTATACGTGCAGGTTTAAATGGATTAAGTACAACACGTAATAGTCTACCATTGCATACCCATATGTTTGCCTGTAGCTCATCTAGATCCTGTAGATCTTTAGGTATTGTTATGTCCTGTTCTTCTAGTAGCTCAATGTCTACTGTACCCCAATACTCCATAACTTCAAAACGATCTATGTCATGCTGTGGTGCATAGTCAGATAGGTCGTCTTCCCAGTACAGCTTCTCATAGTTCTCACCTCTTGTGATAACGTCATCAATTACACTGTCTCTAAAGTATGGACGTTTTTTTAATGCACGTAGTTGTGAACGTGACATCTTATGTCGTTCTATTACATACTGTGCCTCATCCATATTGTTAGCATCTGGGTCTGGGTAGAAGTTCCACACTGATACATGTGATACTTGTGGTACAGTTTTAATTACTGGATTGTATTCACCTTCATCGTCCCAGTTAGGATACTCTTTGTCAATAGCGAATGGCCCTTTCATAACACCAGTACCAAACAAAGCCATTTCAAATGAGGTACTTCTTAAATGCTTACTAGCACCTGATTCCTCTAGCTGATCGTGTATCTTCTTCTGCATCCTCTTTGCTGCCACAAGAGCAGGGCTAAACGTAATTGCCGTACCAGTTCTACCAACACCTTCTCTAACACCCTCTATCTCTCCTAGTTTATTTGCATATTCACCCAATCTTTCGTTTAAGGTATTCTGAGTGTCACCCGGTTGTAAGTCCTTACCGTCACCAGAAAAACCATACGGACTGTCCATAACCTCTCGTACTTCAGGAGGTTCCTTTGGATCAAAGTGTACATCACCTGCTACACCATCTGGTAGTTGAGTAGGGTCAATAGATAATGGAAATTTATTATTTGCAAATAGCACATCGACTATCTGTCCATATGCAGCAAGTGTTTTAGTCTTAGTTACTTTAATAAAGACACGTGATCGTTCTGCTTCTGAGAACTGTACATCTGTGCCGTACAAACCTCTATAGTTGCGGTACGCTTTAATCCAGCGTTCTTCATCCTGATACCTAAAGTCTTCTGCTCGTTTATATCTGTCGATGATAAATGGTACTAGATTTGCAATGTCTTCATCTTTGGACTCTTCTGCGTCCTCTAGATGTATAGCGTCTTCTTCCATTATAAATTCATCTGTCATTATTTTTTTCCTTAATATCCAAATACAGCATCTGCTACTGGCATGGTGCTTGGTGGTCGTTTGCTAGGATCGTAATCAAATAAATTAAACTTAGGTCTTGACATAACTCCGTATCGTAATGCGTCATACAAGTGATCTTCTGCATGTGTATCTATATCTTCTGGGTTACGTTTGTCAAGAGGTAATGCAGGTAATTGTGAAATTAGTTCTGTACAATTAGAAAAGAATACTAATCTAGGTTGTTCACTGTCTTCATCTATCTGTAGTCTTCTATGTATTTCGTTCTTACCTGACACTCTACTTCCTTTACTTCTATCTGATGGCCTCCACCTACAGCCTTTATTAATCATCTGTTCTGCAAGTGATGGTCCTGTGTCACCTCGTTTATGCCATACAGAGCTATCAAGTACTCCATACTTTATATTACCATCTCCTACTTCTAAGTCAAGTACCATATCAGCTAAATCTGTTGCTAGTACTTTTGATACATATAACTCTCTATATACTATAAGTTGCTCATCTGGCGTAACAGCAAACCAAAGAACACCACTATAAGAACCATAACCATAATCACATGCCCTAAACTTAACCCAGTTATTTGGTATGTCGAATGGCTCAACCACATGTACATACCTGTTAAACTCTGTGAAGGCTGCACCTTCTTTAATATCCCAATCGCCCTCTAGCAACTGCCTACGCTGGTGTTCAGGTAGAGACAGTAGCATTGCTTCGTAGTCACCTGTTCCAGCTAGGTATGGGTTATCTGATAACCTTGCAGGTATAAACCTACGTTTAAATAATGCCTTACCTGCTTTGCTATGACCTGCTGGATACTTTAACGCTTCTCCTGTTTCTATATCTGTCGCAGCAAAACTTGTATCGTATGGTGCTGGATCAATAAACATCTTCTTAACCCAGCCATGTCCCGGTCCTCCGGGGTTAGTCGTTGCCCTCATATACACATCTAAATCAGGGGCAGTGGAACGTAGACGAGATCTCATGTAGTTCCATGCATAAGGCTTAGACCACTGAGTTAACTCATCAAAACCTATCCAGCTAAAAGCTAGACCCTGATAGCGCATGACATCATCATCACGATCTAAGTATGACATCCAAAGTCTTGCACCAGATGGTGCGGTCCACTGCATCTTTCTCTCTGACCATTTAATTCCCGGCCAGACTTTAGGATATAGTTCTTGTGACTTAGATATTAATTCTCGTAACTCTTCTGTTGTGTGCCTTAATAACAATCCGCTAAATGCAGGATGACCCATATATCGTAATGGATCAGCTAACATTGCATAACTCTTACCACCACCTGCACTACCACCATATAGTACTTCACGTTCTGGTGCAGCTAGAAACTCTGTCTGTGGTCCTGTATTCGGTTTGAATAGTACATTAGCTTCTTGTTCAATGGCAGATGTATCATACTCTACTTTCTGTGGTATGGACTCGCTTTGCACCAAGTCTACTTTCTTCGATTTCTTTGGCTTTCTTGATCGCCTTTTCCGCATAGTCTGCCCATTGACGGAGGCTTCTAGCTTTGTCCTTACGCTGTCGCTCATGTTTTATTCTTTTCTGTAGTCCAAGATGTGATATGTATCTTCCTGTGTTTGTACTCAGCCATGCTGCAACCTGTCGCAACGAATACTGTCGCACATACGCCTTAGCTTTTTCAAGATGGTCCAGTTCTTTAGGTATCGGCAATAACAAGTCTTCGTCTTCGGGGTCAACTTCATACCCGAATGGGACTGTTCTAGCAATACGTGGTACAGGTAGCCACTCATTTTCTTCCTTTATATCTGTTGGTTGCGGTAATTTCCATTTGCCTAAACTCCTATCCATTAATCGTCATCGTCACTTTGTTTCTTAGGTGGCATTAACATCACACCACCACTCGCTTCTACTTGTAGCTTCTCAGTTTTAACTAGGCCTGTACGATCTAGTAGTTCCTTTGCTGCTGACATCTTATCTCTAAGTCCTAACTCAGTAGGGTCTAATAACGCACTAGCCATCGCTACAGCAGCCTTGGGAGCATTCCGTGCCATATACTGCTGTGTTGCATCTAGTATCTCTTCCTTGAGGCTCCTAACGACTACTGTGGTAGATGTACCTTCTGCATAGCCAGCTAGTTTCTTAGCCGTAGCTACATCCCCACCAGCATCATCAAATAGTACATCTAAGAATTTTACCTGATTTTCTGTGTACTGTCTAGTCATTTAATTCCCCTGTCCTCATTATGTCACTCAGTCTGGTTGCTCTGCTTTTTACCTGCTTTGCCCATCTGCTATCTAACATTTCATCTGCTGCACGATCATAGTCCTTACGATGTATAGCAGACCACATATTTATAAACATTTTTAATCTAGGTATACCTAAGTTAAATGCCATATTAACACAGGCCATTTGTCGTGGT